ATAGTGTTATATCTTCTGATTTTGAATTAAAAATTATTCTATCAGAGTTAATAATAATTTGATTATCTTCTGTTTGTATTTCTTCACCATCTGTAGGTAAAGCTTCAGCATATCTATAATTAAATAAATTTTGAGATGTATGATCTTCGGAAGTTTTATCATTACCTGAATTTATGCGAATGGATAGAGGATCTCTTTCAGGTAATATATTATTTCCAAAATCACATGATAATATAAAACCTCTGTCTAATGGAAAGTTATCTTCTATCTTACCCATTGATGTCATGGCAATCACAGATCCATATGTTAACGATTCTAAATTTCTTTTATTATTATTTGACACTATTACTTGAGGAAATCTATTTCTAGCTCCTATACGAATTGCATTACCATATCTACCTTCCAACTGTAAATCAGAAAAATTAGATTCTAAGTATTCTTCTGTAGTTGGATCTATTCTACTCGCTGGAACACCAGGAAAATCTATTATATTAAATCTTGGTTTAGATAATTTTGGTACATTTACTTTTGGTATATTTACATTATATCCATCTGCTTCATCTTTATTTGAACTAAATGGTAATTTTGATATTCCTGCTTGTTTATTGATAATATGATCTGCAGAACGAGATGGATTATTTTTTGTATTTACAGGACCTAAATAAAATATTCTTTCATTTAAAACTGTATATAAAATCAAATCACCTCTGGTTATAGAGTCACTTATACCTCGTAGTAAAGGTATTGCAGATTCCCTTGGTTTAGTGCTAGAACTACCACCCACGGGTGAAAATTCAACTAACTGACTATCAGTATTACCTTTGGTTAAGGGGTGGGTGGAATCACTTTTAGATGTGTACACTCTTTCAACATGACCTAATCTAAAATCAAGAGAGTAGTTTTTTTCTGGCATCAAGCGCTCCTATATTTATCTCTTATTTTCTCTATAGAAGTCTCATCTGATTTTTTCTGTATTTCTGTAGCAGCATCTTCCAATGAATCCATCAGTTGTTGTTTTTCATCATCAGATAACAAGCCTATATCGGATTCATCCTTACCAGATTTCATCATGATACGTTGAAATACCGTGGCTAGTTTTAAAAGGTTGTCATCGTTCTTGACACCGACATCAAGAAGTTCTTTTAGGATAGGACCTACAACAGCTATATCCTCTATGCCTTGTATGTAGCCATGCACCTCTTGAACCAATAGTTCAATCTGTGTCTTCTTGAGCTTGGAATTCTCGTATATCTCTTGGGAAAGATCAGAGAAATTCTTATCGCCAAATATCTTAAAGTCTTTTTCCATAATGGTATCCTATACTAATAAATATAGGATAGTTGGAAATGTTATATAGAGCCGGTTATCTGTAGATTATTTATATGACCTTTGGTTAGCATCTCTTGTTGAATACGAGGGTATATCCTACGGAATACATTGGATACCTGTGTGATTTTAGATGTTTGTACATCTGTCATTTCTCGTATCATTATATACAGAGCCTTCTTATTGAAGTTATCAATGGCATCTTTATTCTGACATAGATAAAGTATTGATTCTGCTACATGTCTATCTTTTGGTTTAGGGAACAATAAATCTAATCTTTTATCAAGATACTCTACGGTTTTCTCAAATATCTCGGTTGTCTTAGATGTTTCTATCTGATCATCAACAGCACCATATCCATTCATAACGGAGATATCATCGTGAGATTTCATCTTCTTATAATTAGCATTGTTGTTAAGGATAAGGTAGTTCTTAGCTATGATAGAGAAATAACTAAATGCTTTAGAACCACGGGTGGAATCAAACTTGTGCATATTCATTACTAAATTAGATACCACTTCTTCTTGTAAATCTCTAAACCCATAATCAAAGTAACTAAACTTAAATGTGTTGATTATATTTTCGGCTAACTTTAAAAAAGCAGCATGAATCTCTTCGGTGTATATCTTATGCCTAAAAGCATAATCTTCGGATTCGTTATATTCTACAATTGCATTATGTACGGGTGTACCAAAATAAATCTTACTCTTCTTTTTTCTCTTCTTCTTTAATGGTGGCATCATCAACCTCTTGTGTAAATAAATTGTTTAAGATGGAGTTAAGCTCTTTCAATTCTTGAAAGAAGAAACCCACTTCATCATCGGATTCAAAAGTTCCTTTATGATCAATTTCTTTAAGTTGATGGTTTATAAAATCAGTTTTATCACTTATCTCTACTAATAGTTCTTCATATGTGTTTATACGCCTAAGACTATAAAAGGTAGTTATAGCAAAAAATATTGCCAGTATACCAAATACTATACTAAGAATTAATGTAACCATTTATTTTGTTTTAATTTTCGGATTCGTTTATCAAATCGATTGCGTCTTGAACATATGTTATATCACCAGTTTCTATTGCCAATTTAAGTAATGTCATCAGCTCTTCTAAATCAAACTCCATGATTATGCCTCCCCAACTACAGAATGAATTAATGATAAGTATTCATCTTTCTCAAAATCATCTTTAACAGTATCGATTAGAATGCTCATCTCTTTTACTTCATCGTCTTCCATAGGAAAGTCATCTAAGTTGATGGTTATCTTACCACCATCCATCACTTTAAATAGCTCATCTAAATCGACATTTATATCCTTAACGGCTTTGGATAGGGCTTTTAACTTCTTAATCATCTGATCCCTATCCTTGTCCATTCTATCTAATCGCTTTAGATATTCTTTCAATAACTTTTCAATCTCTTTATTTGATACATCCATATTCATAAATATTGATTTCCTAATAAACACTCATTCCTAAGTCTTCGATTGAGTCTATGGTTTCCCTACCATCGTAGTCATTATAGTCTCCATGTGCCGTAATATTATCTTCCAGCGTGTCTTCATCGAACATATCGAGATTGACGCTTGGTTTGATATCATTATCACCCTCACATTTTCTATTCATATTATCCATCATCATTTCATCATCTTCGTTTAACATAAACTGATTTAGGTTTATTTTTTTCATTTTATATCCTTATGTTTTATTGGTTGTAATATACGATTTTTTCTTGATAAAGTCAAGCACTTTTAAATAAAATCTTTCGTTCCTTGGTGGTCATCATCTCAATGCTAGTGAGGGAGTTAACGACCTTGGACATCTCGATGAGAGAGATTTGACCATCGTTGTATCTCTTACGGATAGAGATGAGAGTTAAGTCGTATCCTCGGCTCTTATATATACGGAGCATATCCCTTAGCGTATCGGTTGGTCTACTGTTCACGAGCAAACCATTGATCAGCTGATTCATAACCATCTCTGGCAACCAATTCACGATGAATCTTATTCAGAAGTATCATCTGACCTTTGGTTAAGCAGTTATTCCTCTTAGTTACCCACTTAACCATGTTATGACATATATCCTGAATATGGATGTTATATTCCTTACGGTTAGACCTGTTGGTCGAAATTAATTTCAATATCTTATCGATATTTCTCAATGCCAGCAGTTGATCGGCGGTCATTCTATCTCACCCCACATTAACAATGAATCTATTATTATCTCATCTCTTGATGACAAAGGTCCATCATGATCTTCCCAATAGACCTCATCGGTTTTATTGTTACGAATCTCCGATATATCGATCTCATCTCCATCATAGAGGTAAGATAAGCATATATCCTCTTTTACCTGTTCATCTGTTAATCCCAAGGTATTCAATAGATCATGAAGCGTGATATCTACAACACTACCACCATCGGTGGTCATAGCGATTAAATCAGTTGGTCTATATACCTTCTCAAAGCATTCGGATGTTAAATCTCTCATTCTATGCCTCCCCTACGATTGGTGTCATCTTTGGAATATCTCGATCTAAATCAACTTCGGTTTCCACACCTCGTTCCATCAGTTCTCTCATAAATGGTTCGATCATGGAGTCATCATCATGTGTTCCACAAACCCTATTGGTGAAATCATCTTCCAATCTAGTCATTAACTTCTCCCTACCTTCATGGCTCATCCAATTAACCCTATGGTATTTACCATTAACCCACATGTCAACCACCTTGATTTCATCTGATACAGCGCTGAAGCAATACTCTACTTTAACGGTGTCGTTTTGAATTTCGTATTCATGTACATATGTCATTTATTATCCTTATTGTTTATTAGTTATTTTCGATACGTTAATATACAAAATAAAATGTATATAAGTCAAGCATTATTTTAAATATATCTTACTAAATTTTGACTTCGTGATCGATGACGAAGACGCATCAACCCCACCTCTTTGATTTGACGAACACGATCAAGACATAAATCAAACTGTTCACCGATCTCACCGAGAGTTAACTTTTCATCTCTATTAATTCCGAAGTACATCTCAAGAACAATTCTTTCTCGTTCTGATAAGGTTTCTAAGGCACCAGTAACCTCTTGATTCAATGAATCCTCCATCACCTCTTGTTCTATCACTTCATTATTCTCATTATAAGTAAAGAACTCTTGAACTGGTTCTAAAGAAATAGAATGGTCTAAAGCATCCCTTGATTTATCGTTACCATACATACGGTACTTATATTTATACTTTGTCATGACATCAAGAACATCCTGTCGTTGTTCAACTGAATCATACTTAACTAAACCTGTTGTTCCTTTTTTCATCTTTTACTCCTTTTGTTTACAAGTAAATTTAACACATAAATCATATATGAGTCAAGCAGTTTTTCTAAATAATTTCATTATTTTTTTAGTAACCAAATCATTCTCGCCAGACCACGGTATGTTTGTCCGAATTTCTTTTACATGTTCCTTGATCAATTTCTTAATCTCTTCTTTGGTTTCTTTACTATAAGCTCTCATAATCTAATACCTATATTTAGGTCCTGTCCATTGAAAGTATTTCTGTTCCGTGGTAAAGATATTACCTCTGACATGCTTAGCAGGTCCTCTCCAACTAGCTGCCTTGAAGACATCACCTCGGTTGTAAGGTATTCCTTTTAACACACCATCACCGTTAGCGATGAAACCCCATACGGAATTACCATTCATTACCTTAGTGTATTTTCTACCTCTTTTAATACCAACACCTTTATTGAATCTTTCAATACCCTCTGCCCAATCTGTCCATTTAGAATAGTCTTTTTTTATATTCTCCATCAACTGATCGATTGCCTCGTTGAATGTCATACCATTACCTTCCTTTATAAATGTTCCCATTATTTGTTTCCTTTTACTTTGTTGTTTCTAAATATTCTTCAATGATCGTTCTATCAGCAGTATCAGCTAACAAGTACAACTCAAAACCATCCTCATCAAAACCACCCTCATCATAAAGAATATGTTGAGCCATCCCTTCATCTAAGTCAATAGTTCCATCAGCATTTATTGGATGTGTCATGCCGGTTTCCATGTTTAATGCCGTTCCGATACTTTCTAATTTAACTAAGTTCATATTTTTTTCCTTTTTTGTTACCCCTAAAGGTACGAATAAAAGCATATACAAGTCAAGCATTATCTTTAATTATTTTTAATTTTTTCATATCTTCTTTGGTTTTCTTCTTATGACACGGACGGCATAAGGTCTGTAGATTTTTCTCATCCCAATACGACCAATCTACCTCATTGGGTTTCTTATACTTCTGTTCATACAGAGGTCGGATATGATCTATCTGAAATCTCGGATCATACTCTCCACATTCATTACATTCAGCATAGTCTCTTTGCTTGATATACTTTCTGATATGCCTGGAGTTATAGTACATAAGGTATTCTTCACTACAATCAGGATGCCAACTGGCTCTTGTGCTTTTAATACCACGATCATCGTTTATAACATTATCACACCAACGGCACATACCCTTTTCTTTTACATCATAGTATGAATTAGGCTTCGGTGGATATCTGAAATCATTCTCAAAAGTTTGATCATCAAACTTACGAGTTTTCTTTCCAAGTGTCTTTCTTATCCTTGGCATATATTCTCCTTTGTTTTGTGAGCTTCCCACCTCGGTGGTCTAACTCGACAAGTCAAAGTCATTTACCACGGAGGTAGGGAAGTAGTGGAGCTGGCGGGAATCGAACCCGCGTCCAAGTCGTTTTCTTCAATAGGTCGTTTACAGCTTAGTTAGGTTACCCGTCACAGTAGGAGGTCACCTACAATCCACTAACAACTTTGTTCAGAGTTGTCAACTGGCAGTTTCTTTAATCACTAACTTCCCTCTGGCTAAAGTGATGGTGTCTAACTTATTTTATGACCGAGTGTTAGACAACTCAGTATCTTAAGCAGCGTATGCGTAAGATTGTTGGTAAGCCTGAGGAGTCACTTGGACACCAGCAGTATTGGACTTAGCCGGTACATCGTACTCAGCCATGTGCCAATCTATTACCAACCCGTCTAGCGATTTATCGCCATTTGAGTTAGTTGAGTTTTATTTAAGAGTCTACTCAAACTCTGCTGCACCTAATTGTCAAATAACACCTGTCGAAACCTTGACAGCCCCATAAATTTTTTGAGTGTCTTCAACTTAACCCACATTTCTAGAGTGGCAATTATTAACCAATGTGGAGATCGGACTTCTACCGACCAGCGCTCGAGAACTACCGAAGTACACTCTCTATAATATACATATAAATAAATTAAAAGTCAAGCATTATTTTAATTACTTAAAATCGTCTTTGTCAAATATAGGCCTTTTCTTAACTTCAATTAAATTAGGATAATTCTTTTCAAAGAATTCTTTTGTCTTCTTAATCATGGTAGACGCCACCTGTTCTCTAACACTATCCTCTCCCCATTTAGCGCCCTTGAATCCATCGAGTAACATCTTATAATGATTCAGTATATTCAACCAATCTAATTCTGTTAACTTTCTAATCGGTTCAGGTTCTTTGGGTATCGGTGGTGGTAACTTAAACTTCTCACCCTCTCTGGTTAATTCTAACCTAACTGATTTCTCATCACCGCTCATACGATATGGTTCGCTCATTATAACTTTGCCGTGAAAATCCATATGATCTAACTTATCCAATATGGTGTCTAACTTATCGTCAACTGTTTCTTCTTCTACGAATTCTATCATAACTCTATCTCATGTTCATCTTCATATGTTTTCAGTATACGCTTGACCAAAGGATGTCTGATACAATCATCTCTGGTAAAGGCATGATGTTCCACACCCTCTACGCCTTTGAGTCTAAACCAAGCATCGTAGAAACCACTCTTCTCGTAGTTAGTGATACCATTGGTCTTGTACTTATCGCATTGGCTCATATCACCTTGAATGATCATTTTACAATTCTCTGATATCCTTGTTAACAATGTCTTGATTTGCATCGGTGATACATTCTGCGCTTCATCTAATATCACATAGCAGTTCTCTAAGTTAGTGCCTCGTAAGAAGTTCAACACACCGATCTCTATCTTGTTATCCTGTATCATCTTACCAGCTCTTGTTCTGCCGATAATCTTATCCAAGATGGTAAATGTCGATTCGTTGTATTGCTGTATCTTAGCAGATAACTCGCCTGGTAGAAACCCTAGCTTATCCTCGTTACCAACATCAACCGTTGGATTGATAATAATTAGTTTTTCATACGGCGTACCCCTACGGAGAACATCTTGTAATGCTTTGTAGATCGATACATAAGTCTTACCCGTTCCTGCTATACCATGACATAATATCAACTGATGATCAAAGTTACATATCTTCTGATGAAATAACTTTTGATTATCTGTCTTTGGGTTGAAGTTATTTACTATCTTTGGTATAGAGCCTATCTGTGATTTAAATTTCCGAGCAGACATAGGTATATTCAATAGGTATATCGTAACTTGTATTGGTTGTCCAGTAACTATCCATAATGACCTCTTGATTTATTGTTACATATAAATATCTACTTTATCTTATTTCATCTCTATAAACATAAAATGTAAAGATTAATATTAAAACTGTTGTAACTAATCCTACTGCTATTGTTGTTGTCATTATTGACTCCTATATTTGTATTTGTTTAATTTGTTTACTTCCGTTCTTTTTCATGTAGTGTTGAATAACAAATGCCTCGACTACATGTGTGAAGAACCAAAAGAATGTAAGTAATGGTATGAAGATAGCCATGATCAATCCTAAGAAACCAATACCCAACCAAGTCAAGAATAGCATGGCAACGGTCTTGGTAAGAAAGCTAATGCCAGTAAATCCTAATGACATCATATTACCTCGTTGTGTTACCACATATAATCCGACCACGAGGTGTAATAGGTTTAATAATATTGGTGCCAATATTCCTAACAGAATATAATACATCATTCTTCAACTCCTTCTGCTTCATCCCAATAAGGATCAATTTGCCAATCTCCTTCTAAAAACCCTTCGAGATAATGTTCAACTTTATCATCAGCGCTTATGTTATCATCGCCCATATAGTCCATACCGTAGTTATTATAATCATTGACATAACGCTGAATGTCTTTACCATTTACGAATAATCCATAGGTGTTCATAGGTCTTGTTTTTCGTAATAACCTCTGATCTTTACAGATTCGCTTAAATATATAATGTCCTAATTTGTTCATCATTTTATCTATGAGACAAAACTCTTTTAACATAAAAATTATCTGCTATATAATCGTTCTCATATCCAATGGTAGCAGTAGGTCCGTGTGAGTATGCTGTTAATGTGGTGTTCCAATCCCCAAACCTTTCATGTAGTCTGGCAAGATACTTTACACCTACGGTTATGTTAACATACGGATCGTATAGTTGAGAACCGGGTGTGTCGAACTCTGCTAGAGATGTCGTTGGTTTAACCTGCATTAATCCTAGCGCCCCACTCTTACTCTTAGCCTTGTGCTTCCAACTCGACTCTGTATGTATAACTGCTTTAACTATGTCATAAGGAACTCTGTATTCTTCACACAATCCCCAAGTGTATACCAACAGATGTCTTAACTTAGATGTACCTAATGATGAGTGTTTGAGTTCAATTGCCTCATCGTAGAAATTTGGTTTGATCGCTGGTATCTCCACCTCTATGTACTTATTCTTCTCCACTACTGCCGGAGAATGTATTAACTCCATGTAGAAGACAACTGCGGCGGCAGTTGTTAATATACCTAATATGTATGATGTTTTATCTATCATTTGTTTACCTCGGTTTATTATTAAATGGAGCGAGTGGACGGAATCGAACCGACAGCTCTAGCTTGGAAGGCTAGGGTATTACCACTATACGACACTCGCATTTTATTACTTAAAATCACCTGGTGCGACCTGAAAACAAGTCAAACCATTTTCTCTCCACATATCAACAACCTTCTGTCTGTCATCAACACACATGAATACATCATCGATATCAACGAAAGTATCCAACATCTCTTTCTTCAATATCTCGTCTGGCATATATCTCATGGCTGGTGTGGCTGGATTACCATATGCTATGGGCCATGACTTATCCTTGAACTTATCAGGTCTCATTACTAACAGGTTATAAGGAACTTCATATTCCTCTAACCATTGTCGAGTCTCTTCATAAGACCTATCATTCCTACCACTAAATATAACTATATTAAAACCTTTTTCATAATACATCTGAGCCATAGAAATCACAGGATAATTTGGCTCATCTAACTCCAATACATTCTGACCATCAAAAAAAATATCCCAATCCATACCCTCACCATCAATCGTCTTTTCCATTGATATCAAAGACTTCTCAACCCTCTTTTCTACAAGAGCAAGAGTGCCGTCAAGGTCAAATATTATTGTATTCTTTTTCATTATATCCCTACTCCTAATTCTGCTTCCATCTCTAATTGTCCGAGCTCACCTAAGTGATCTGTGATGACATCAACCTCTTCGTGATCAACCATATTTTCTCTTTCAAGAAAATCTTCGAGTTGTTCACAGACAGTAACACCGTTGACCTCGTGAATGTATTCAGTTTCTTGATGTTCTACTTCAAACCCTTCTTCTGCTTCTATCATTTCTTCAAATAAACTTGTTTCGATTAAGTTTCCCATTGTTTTTTCCCTTTTTGTTATATGTAAAATTACTAATAATAATTGACAAAGTCAAGCGCTTTCTTTAATTATTTCCTTTTAATCTACCCTCACCATCACCAGCGAAAGCATTCTCAGAGAAGATACTCATATCATCATCGAACTTACCTTCGAGATTATCTCTTAACTCATCTACCAACTCTTGTGCTGAATGTATTGAATAATTAGCATCCACCGTACCATCGGTATCGGTAAGATGATGGGCATCTGTTAGTTCACCTGTGATTAATTCTAAGTAATTTAATATTTCTTTGTTAGTCATTACTTAACTCCTTTTCTGTTATTACCAAATAAAAAATCTAAAATATCATCTGTTGTGATATTCTCTTCGACTATCTCATTGAGATTGTCAAATAAATTTAACTGATTCTTGTGATTACCATAATCAGTTCTTTCAACTATGTCACCGAAAGCGTTTTCAACTAAGTTCTTCATGTTTTCCCCTTTTGTCATATATGAATATACTAAAGATTTACTATACAAGTCAAGTCTTTTTTTAACTTTTTTATTTTTTTTATATCCTTGGTGAGAAAGTTACTGCCACCACCATCGGTGAACAGAACAAATGTCAACAAAATCATTCTTAAAGTCTCTCTCATCATACTGGAATATACTAAGGAAAACCAATACGGGTCAAGCACTATTTTAAATTAATTTCGAAATCTTTGTCTTCTTTTATATATTTGATATCGACATAACCTTTGAGAGCAATATCATGACGAACATGCTCTTCACTCTCGCCGCCGACATGAAAGGTAATGATATGACCTTTGGGTTTATTTATAT